GAGCCTGCTGGGCGGTCTCATACGTCGATTTCGCCATCAGGCCGGTAAAAAGCCCCGTGATGCCGGCCAGGGCCACACGGGCGGCAGGCTGGGTCTGCCCCAAGGCTTTCAGCGTGCCGGCCACCGGCAGCGTGACCACGCCAAGCGGGGTTTCCAGCCCTTCAATGACGGGTTTAATCGAATTCCACACCCCGGCCACAATTGCCGGATTAGTCATGCCCAGGGCGGGAACGTCCGGCATTTGCGGAGCGGAGGGCAACGCCTTGAAAGGTTTGTTCGCATCGTCCCACACTTCCTTTGCGTTCTCGCCAACGTGAGCCCCGAACATTGTGCCGAGGATTTTCAGCTTACCAAACACGTCGGCATCAAAGAATTCTTGGGAACGGTGGGCCTGCTTGGCTTTCTCGTTTTCCCCGATGGCGGCATAAAGCTGGGTGTCCGTGATGTTGCTTTGCGTGTGGCCGAGCGCCTGACGGGCAAACGCATCCCGTACAGCCGGCCATTCCCTTTGAATCGTCTCCGGGCTCCAACCGGGCAGCTTCGTTTGAATGTACGCCTGATTGATGGCTGCCGCCTGCGTCTCTTGGTCGTTTGGCGTGTTGGCCTGCAATGACGCGAAAGCCGTCCGCTGGCGTAGGCTCATGTAATTCGGAGCCTTGTCCAACCCGCTGAAAAGCTGGTTCCAATCCGGGCCGGTCACATCGAACGCATCAAAGGCATTCGCCGCCGTGGGAGTAACGGCGGCGTCAAATTGGTCGAATTCGTTTGGTCCGATGCTCATTTTCCAAGGACTTGCTTGCTGGCTCCTTCACCATATTTCGCGTCGAATTGCTTGGCCAAGGCCGGGTTCTTTTTCAGGTAATCCGCAGCGGCGGGCGGGATGACTAAGGACGGGGAGGCAAGGGTGGCCGAGACCGCTGCCATGACGTAAGGCTTTTTCAATTCCTGACTGTAGGTGTTGGCCTCTGTGTCCGTGGCGTTCGGGTTCGTTTTGAAGAAGGCCCGTATTTTCGTGAGGTAGGCGGCATATTGCGCGTCTGCCGCTTTGACTTCCTCCGTAGTGAGCTGCTTGCGCCAGTCCGTGACCTTGCTCATGTCCCGGGCGGCAAGCTTGGACTCCGTTTTCGCTCCCACGCTCGTACCAAACCAGCCCGTGCCGGCAATCTTGGTCTCCGACACCACCCCAGGGACAAACACGCCATCCCGGAAGTCCTGCTCGGCCCGCTTGAACAGCTCCATAGCGGCAGGGTTGCGGCCGGGTGAGTCGGGCCGGAGCTGGGCGTCAAACTGCTTTTGAGCCTGTTCCCGGTAGCCAGTGGGCAGCGTCAAAATCTCGCTTTGAAGCGCAAAGCGTTCCTCAAATCCGACCGCCTCCGGGTTGAACGTGTCGATTTTCGCAAAGATCGTGTGGGCCTGTTCCTGCTGGGCGGGAGTCGGCCCCAGCTTGGCAACGTCGCGCTGTTGCTGCGCCTTGAATGCCTTGGCCCAAGTGGGCTTTACCAAGCCACGTTCAACGGCGGCGTCAATCTCAGCGTCCGGGATGACTTCCCCCAAAACGGCCCGCTGGGTAACTTCCTTCTGAAACTCGTTTTGCTGTGCGGCTAGGGCGCCCCGGGCGGACTGAATCAGGGAATACCGCTGGGACTCGTCAAGCTCCTTGAAATTCTTGGGCTTCCCCGTGGGCGTTTTCTCCTCAAGCGCACTGATGGCACCAACCGGGTCTGAGTTGATTTTGTTGAACACCGCCTGATATTCCACCCGGCCGATGACCGCTTCGCGCTGGTCCGGGTAAAGGTTCATCTGCGCTACGGCCCGCTGGGCTCCCTCAATGTCGCCACTCTGGGCGAGGGTCACGGCGTTGGCCTCAAGCCGGGCGTTGGCCTGCCGGACGAAAGCCTTATTTTGCTCCGCCTTGAACGTGATTCCGGCCTTGGCCCGGTAATCCAAATATTGCTGTTGATCCGCTGCTTTGGCGGACGGTCCCCAGCCTTGGGCTTGGTGGCGCTTGGACCGGCCCTGCTCATAGGCTTTCCATGATTCTGCCTCCACCTTGTCCCATGTCTCCGGCGTCGAAAGATTCGCAGCTTGGTATTCCTGAATCTGGGCAGCCGTCTGAATCCGAATGTTTTCTTCATTCGCCAGCAAGCCACGGTTCACCAAATCCTGTTTTTGCAGGACGAAGTTTTGCAGGTGTTGGCCTTCCTCTTGGAGAGCCTGACCGGCTCCGGCTATGGCGCGATTGGGGGCCGTGAGGGCTCCGGCATCAAGGCGGACGCCTGTGCTTGGCGCTGCCGGAACTTCACTCATAGAAACTATCGGTATTCTTGCCATGGTGTTAGCCTCCGCCGAATGCGCCTGAATTGTAGAGACTCGCCCCGCCCCTCATGGCGCTGGCCGCTCCTTGGAGCAGGGAAACCCCGGCTGCCGTGTTGTAGGCGCGGGCCTGAGCCTGTCCGGTGATTCGTTCGACCACGGCCCCCGTGCGGAGACGTTGGGCTTGGACTCTCGCCTGCCGGGCTTGGTCGAGTGCATCCAATTCCAAAATGCCCGCCGTTTCGGCCTGCACCTCAAGCGGCGTGCCCGTGTCCGCCACCACCCCGGAGGCGACATACTTGGAACGCTGAGAGGAAAGGAAAGACGTGTTGGCCTCCCGTCTCCGGCGTAAGGTCTCGCGGGCCTCCATGTCGAGCTGGGCGGCATCGGCCTCGGAAATCTTGGCGTTGTATTCCCCCACCGCTGCCGTGGTCTTGGCGGCATCCTTTTGGCCCTTGTAGGCCAAGCCTGTGCCCACCGCTCCAACGATAAGGGAACCGATTGCAAGTGCTGTGAGGGCAGCCATGTTATTTGCGGAGGGTTTTGATTAGATGGGTAACCCCATCGTCAGATTTGATGAACCCGAGTTTTTCGTACAGCCGGACAAGGGAAGGCTGCCGGCAAGTGGTCAGCATCACGCCGTAGTCATCGCGGACAGCTTCCTCCCCGAGAAATTGCACCACATGCTTCAACCCGGCATAAACGTCCTTGGGGTTGGCCTTGGGATCGGACACGAGCCATTCGAGCCAGCACACCCCGACGCCTACGGCCTGGTAAAGCCAGCCGGCCGCAATGGGCTTGTCGTCTTTCAAGGCGAACACGCCCACGGGCGGGAGAATGGCAGCCGGGACCGATGGCCAGCCGTGGCCTTTCCACCAGCTGGCAAGCAGCGGGTGGTCTTCGGTTCGGTTCACTACGCGAAGGGTCATCATTTTCCGGTTACAGCGTACTTAACGTTGATGCCGAGCAGGGTCATCGGCAGCGGTTGATCCTGGACAACGAAGATTCGGCCGTCTGTGGAGTAGGGGCCGTCAAAATTGACGATTTCCTCTCCGGTGAACAGCGGGGCAGAGGCGTCCATGGCGTCGGCGGTGCCCCGGAATGGGATGGTGTCGAGCTGGTCGAGTGCCGGGCCGTACTTGCACCCAAGCGTGTTCAGGAAGAACAGCCCAAGCTTGCTGATGCGCTTTATCTGGGTGGCAGACGGCCCAAGCTGCGGGTCCATGTTCAGCGGCATCGGGCTAATGATCGTCTGATACGGCAGGCCGGCATGAACCACGGACGCGGCAGACTCCAAGGTGATTTCCCCGGCCACGCTCACCACCTGATTTGCCCGCACTGAGCCGTCTGCCAGAATCGACACAGTTTTACCAATCAGGTGATTCAGTCCGCCAAAAACGGTTTCTGGGCTGCCGTCATACGATAGGCCGCTATCCACGAAAAAGGCATCTTCCTTCGCCGTCCATTGCGTTGGGTTGAAGCGTTCAACGTAATGCTTGGTGACGCCACCGATGACGCGAGCGACGACCACCCACAATTCATCCCCGTCCTCAGAAGGAATGACCGCAACCGATTTGAACAAGCCATCCGTGGTGTGGCGGTGCCAGCCCGTGACGTTCTCCCCGCGCTCATAGGTGAACCCAATCAAGTCGCCGTCCCCGGTCACAGCCCAAAGGATGCTGTGGGGCTGGCTCTGATAGGCCATCTGCACAATCCCACCCATGGTCACATGGGATGCGAGTATCGTCATATCGACGCTCAGGTAATTTTGCTGCCCAAGGTTGTACGTCATTTCCCGGACCTTCCGGCCCACCCGCTGAACGAACAACACCGCCTCATTGACCAGCACTGCCGCCAGGGCCGAATTGCTGCCGTGGGCTGACTGTCGCGTTGCCCGAACGTTCGTCGGAGTAATAAGCGAAACCTGCCCGTCCTGTGAACCGCCAACGGCCCACTCCTCAAGCGAAGTGCCAATAATCAAATCGTCCTGTGACTGTAGCCAATGGATTTGGAGCCGCTTTTTGCTGCCCAAGGTGTAAGCGAAGGCGTCTGTGTCATTGGTGCCATACTGGAAATTTTCATAATCGCCGGTCTGTGAGCCCCAAAACGTTTGGGGCTGGGCGGTGTTGCCTCCGAAGACAAGCCGTTGCTCGTGGAACGTGACCGCCCGGGGAAATCCCCGATAAACCGACCACGCGCTTTCCCGCCAGACCAGCGTTGCGTCCGTCGAGTAAAACGGGGTTATCACGTTAACCAGCACCTCGGTTGTGCTGATGTGCCCGACCACTTTCCCCAGGCCGTAGATGGTGGCCGCAGATACCTCCAACACCGCCCGGGGCGTACTGCTGCCAGACACCCAATTTTCAACCTTTAAGCGGTATGTAACATTCGCATTCGGCTCTGTACCGGGCTGGGCAATGTTTAGGTCATTCTTGCCGGTATAGACCAGCAGCGTTTCCCATGTGCCGCCCCCGTCAAGGGAACGCTGCAAAAGCACGTCGGCGGTCCATGTGCCAAATGTCCGCATGTTCCATGCCCCAAAGACGGGAAGGCCAGCCGATACCCCGTCAACAGTAATGCCGAGTTCTTGGGTGGCGGCCGGACGAACGTGCCCAAGCTGGAAATAGGCGCCTATGATCGTGGTATCATCCGGGAATAAGTCGTCAGACGCCTCAAGGTTGATTCCGTTCCCCGTGGTGGCGGCCGGCGTCAGGGTGATGGCTGACGTGTTCTCGTCCCGCAGTGCAGGCACATCAAACACCACGGGATCAATCGTCCAATTCGTATCAGTGACCCGGGTAATTTTGTATGGGTTATCCCTCCCAAGCGCCACATAGATGATGTCGTTTATCTGGGCGAACGTCAGGTTGAACAGGTCGTCCGTTTGAAAAGACGTGAGCAGAACGTAAGGCACGCCGGGGGATGTTTCGACCAGCTCCCCGTTGCTGTAGAAGCGGAGCCGGCCGTTGGTGAATTCCAACATGAAAGCCGTGTCCAGGGAAAACGTGAAGGGCTCCAACCGGGCAATCGTCTCGTTGTTGGTGCCGTTGATGAATTGCGTGCCGCCTCGCCGGTCGGCCGCGCCTTCCGTCAGGACAATGGCATTTTCAAGCTGGGCACAGGCGGACTGGTATTTCTCAAGGTCAAACCGATAGGCCAGTTTCGGCCCCCACTCGCCGGCATTGAAGCTCAGGATCGGCTTGTTGCTTGGTCCGCGTGCCATGGTCAGCCGTTGGTGGAGAAGCGGCGAGCCGCCACAAAGCGGGATTCGCTGGCCGGGTTGTAGCGCCGCCGTTTGCCCTCGGATGAATCCTTCATGCGGGCTTTCGGCAAATCCACCTGCTCGTATGTGCCGAGCAGGTTGGACGCCATGGCTTCATCCTGCCGGATCGTCAGCGCCAGCTTGGAGGCAAGCAGCGTCACCAGTGCCTTGATGAACAGCGGGGCATAAAGGGCCGTGTCCGCCGAGTATTTGACGTACTGGATTTGCGCCGTGGTCTCGTCTGTCAGGAGCTTGGTGCCCTCAATCTCGCAGAAGTCGCCCGGCTCGTCATTGTTCACATCGACACCGTTCAGTTTTACGAGGCGAAGGTAGTTTGTGGGCAGTTGGTATTGGCAATCCCACCCGAAGGCCGGGGCGGTGGCTAGAAGCGCCAGCGTTGCCCTGTCCTTGAGCCCGTTCCAAGCGTGGGAAGCGCCAATCTCCCTCACGCTCTGCTCAAACACCACCTTGCACTTGCGGGCTGTAACGGCGGTGGAGTCGTTGATGTCCATGATGACCCGCTCCCCGATGCGCACGAGGGCTTGGTTGGCGATGTCTGTTTGGGAAAGTGGCATGGGATTCTTTCTTGAAAGTGGAGCGCCCCGAATCGGCTTTGAAACCTACTCGGGGCGCTTGGTAACTAGCACACACCCCGCCTTGATGGGCAGGAATGGTCAGGAGTTAGTTGGGGAGCACGTAGTAGAGTTCCCATTGCAGGATGACACCGGCTACCGGCGTCACCAGCGTCTTGAACTCCGCGATGATCCACGAATCCGCCCCGAGGACGTACTTCGTAGCGTCAGCCACACCCGTGGCGAAGGCGTCAACACCCGCTGCGGCAATGTCGATACCGTCGCAATAACGGTCGGCATCTGCAGCGGCCCCGACGCCCAGAACGTCATCATCGCCCACGTCGAGCGTGGCGGTGGTGGCGAGGGTGGACAGGTGGCCGACGCGGCTTAGGTGAGGAATCACCATAGCCCCTTTAGGCAGGTTGACGAGTTTGAGGAAGTCCCCCTGGGCCTCCGTTCCGAGCATGGTGTACGACCCCGCAACGCGGCGGAGTTCGCCGCGTTCATAGCGAGGGTCGTTGCGATTGCCAAGCGAGGGCGAAGCCTGCTTGACCGCGATGGTGGAATTATGAGTTGCCATGATATTTTTTTCCTTAGTTGAAGGTTTCTATTTCGTGGCGGGTTACGGCGATTCGTCGCAATAGACGAGAACGACGCGCTCCTCCTCCAACCGGGTGGCACCAACCAACATCTTGGTGCGAATCTGAACGGTCTCGCTCAGGTCGTCACGAATGCTGATTTTGGCGGAACGCTCTTTGCCGTAGCCGAGCGCGACACCGGCCTTCTGGTAGGCAATGCAGGTGCGAACATCGGTGGCGGTAACGAGCGTCAGGAGTTCCGTCATCACGAACTCAAAGCCCATGAAGCGGTTCACATTGCCGTCAACCAGCGCCTTGACCTGGTTGTAGTCCGAGGACTTCACCTCGACAACATTGACGAGCAGGTCGTTGAGCTGCTTTGCCGAATGGACAAAGTAGCGGCCGTCCTGCTCAACCTCGTTGTGGTCGAGGATGTATTTTGCCTTTGCCAGCTTCGCCAGCGTCAGGCCGCTGTTAACGGCGCTGCCGGATTGGACGTAGTTGACGGCCACTTTCTGGCCGTTGCCGAGGTCAACCGCCGTGGTGCCCGTCTCGCCAATGTAGGCGGTGCCCTCAAGCGCGTCGATGATTACCTGGTCAATCTGGCGCTTGGCAGCATAGGCGTGCTGGGTGACGTGTTCCGACTCCGGGGCCGGAAGTTCCCCGAGTGCCACATCATCGAACTCGTCGATGAACGTGGTGCGGTCATAGCCACGCGGGCGGAGCCAGCGTTCAGCCATGGGCGAATCGGACGGAACGATGGTTCCGTTGCGGGTCGTGATAAGGCGCATGGTGCCTTTGCCGAGTTGCGAGAACCGGCGTTCCTTGCCCTTGACGGTCACAAGGCGGGCCTTGTTTTCAAGGCGGGACTCCATCTGTTGAACCAGATGAATCCAGTTGTCTTCAAAATCGGTCTGATAATGAAGCGGAAGTGAAGTAAGCATTGCAGTGAAGATTTGGACTAAAAACGCACTACGGGTGCGCCCGGTCTGCCGCGTCTGGGGTGTCCTGATGGGCCTAGCGCGTCGGACATTCCGAGGGTCGTTAGGCCGCTGGAGCGCGGGTATCTTCGTTGCTCTCAGTTTTATTCTCTGTGGTTCACTTTTGTTAAAGTCAAGCCAGCAACGAAAAGACCCGGCTGCTACCCCTAGCAACCGGGCCTCCCCATTTTTCCTTATGACTAACCTGTCGTCAGCAGAGTTGAATCACTTTCCCTTCTGCTTTTCAAGCCAACGCGCATTGAAGGCGCTGCGGGTACGCACGGCTTCATCATGCTGGCGGTGGTTCGGATCGTGGTAGGCTTCATACAGCGGGTTGGCCTTGTTGTTCACAATGTCCAGAGCCTTGGCCCGGTCATCGCCACCCATGGCGGCATCATTGCCGTCTCCGCTCACAAGGCGGTCTTCGGCCACCATGCTGCCGAACTTGGCTGCCATGGCCACAACGCGATGATCCGCAAAGATGGCGTCATTGGGATCAACGCCGGCAGTGCGGGCAGCGCGAACAGCCAGGGCAAGGTTCTTGTCGTACCCGCCAGGCATGGCCGTCAACGTCTCCTTGAGCTTGGTTTGCTGCTCGGCAGCGTAAGCGGCCTGTTGCTGCTCACCCTGCTGGCGGATTGAGCCCGCAAACTTGGTGTCAGCCTCGACCAGCGCCTTTACCAGCTCCGGGGAAGCGTTGAACTTGTGCAGGGTGCCAAGCATTTCCTGCATGTACGGTTCATTCCACAGCTCGGCCGGGATGTTGTCGGGCTTCTTGATGCCGTAGCCCTCGGGTTTCTCGGGCACCCGGAGCAATTGCTTGAGCAGTTTGTCCCGCTCCGCCTTGACTTCGGGTGGGGCATTGTCGGGCAATGGCTCAAGCCCCTTGCGGCCGGCGAGGTTGGCCAGGTTGCCCATGCCGCCAAGGAGAGCTTCAACCGTTTCATATTTGGCGAAGATTTCCTTGTGCCCTTTGAGGTGATCCGGGAGCCGGTCAAAGGCGGTCTTGTTCAGCTTGCCGTCAGCGCCGTACAGGTCCGCGAAGAACGGCCGGGTGTCGGGCGTGCCCCCACCTGCCGCTCCGCCTGCTGCGCCACCGGCCCCGCTTTGGTCGCTTCCTGCCCCACCAGCGGCAGCCCCACCCGACAACAGGCTCTTGGAGCCTCCGGCTGCGGGAGCCCCACCAGCGGCCCCAGAACCGCCACCTCCGGCTCCGCCATCGGCTGCGCCGCCAGCTTCATCCATTCTTGGAAAGGCCGTTTTCATACGTCACCGCCTTCCTCGCCATCGTCGTCGTCGAGTGTGGCGTCGTTGGCTTGTGGCAGCTCAGTGCCGGGAATCTTGCGCGTGGCCAGGATGCAATCCTGTTCGTAATACTCTTTCACCATGGGCTCTATGAGCCGCTTCTTCTCGTCAGGATTGGGCACCATGCGCCACTTGAGCACCTTGCCGGGGCCGATGATGCCATACCGGGCCTTGTACTCGTTCGGCTTGTAGAGCCGGAACCACTCGACCACGGCCGGCGTTTTGTCGCCAAACTGCGGGTCCATCTTGGGCCGCTTGGGAATAACTTGGGCCGGGGCTGCCACGTCCGGCTTGTCCCCCTCCAAGAGCAGGGTCTTGAACTTGATGTCCGATTCCCGGAGGAACCGAACCACGGAAGGCCGGAAGTTCTCCTTGCCATGGAGCAAGGTCAAAACCTCGTCCTTGAGTTGGGCAACGTTCACCTTCCCTTCTTTGTCCTCGCGGGACACGTAGCCTGTGGCGGGATCGTGTTCGTAATTGATGGTTGGCATCCTGCT